AACTACGAAATACCCAGGAAGCGGTTCAGCAGGATTAGGTAACATCAGAGCAAGTAACGAGAGTGTATCAACTTACTTCCCTGACAGATGGATTACTAAATCTAGCAACAACGCAGACGGCTCTGGTTCTTTTGGTAGAAAAGCACAGAGAAAAGTGATCGTTGAACAACTTAAATCAGAGATCGACACTAACCAAGCAATCAGAGAAGACCAAAGAGGCTTCAACGTTATTGCTACACCTGGTTATCCAGAATTGATCTCAAACATGATCAATTTAAACACAGACAGAAACAACACAGCGTTTGTAGTTGGTGACACACCTATGAGATTAGAAGGTACGTCAACTGCTATACAAAACTGGGCCAACAACACAGCGTCAGCACTTGACAACGGCGAAGACGGCTTGGTAAGCTCAAGTGATTACTTGGGTGTGTTTTATCCATCTGGTCTGACAACAGACAACACAGGTAAATCAGTTGTTGTTCCACCATCACACATGATGTTGAGAACACTGGCAAACAACGACAACATCGCTTTCCCATGGTTCGCACCATCAGGAACTAGAAGAGGTGTAGTTGACAATGCCACATCAGTTGGTTACATTGACACAGCGTCAGGAGAGTTCCAAACAATATCTGTTACGGAGTCAGTGAGAGATTCAATGCATGAAGTTAAAGTAAATCCAATCACTTTCTTCTCAGGAGCAGGAATCGTTAACTTCGGTAACTTGACTAAGACATCAGCAAGTTCTGCCTTAGACAGGATCAACGTTTCAAGACTAGCAGTGTATCTAAGAACACAATTAGATGCAATCGCTAAGCCATTCATCTTTGAACCAAATGATGAGTTGACTAGAAACGAGATCAAGGGTGCAGTAGAATCATTCTTGTTGGAGTTAACAGGTCAGAGAGCATTGTACGACTTCCTAGTAGTTTGTGACGAGACAAACAACACACCTACAAGGATCGACAGGAACGAACTTTATGTGGATATAGCAATTGAGCCAATCAAATCAGTTGAATTCATCTACATACCGTTGAGAATTAAAAACACAGGAGAAATTGCAAAATTAGGGAACTAATTTTTGAATAAATAGGAGAGAGAAACATGGCAATATCAACTTTATCAAAATTTACAGTACCACTAGCAAACGATCAGAGTAGTGCATCACAAGGTTTATTGATGCCAAAACTACAGTATCGTTTTAGAGCAATCCTGGAGAATTTTGGAGTATCAACACCGAGATCAGAACTAACAAAACAAGTAGTTGACATAACAAGACCACAACTATCTTTTGAGAACGTAACACTAGATGTGTACAACTCAAAAGTTTATGTTGCAGGTAAACACACTTGGGAAGCAATCACAATCACTCTTAGAGATGATGTTAACAACGCAGTTACTAAACTGGTTGGCGAGCAGATCCAGAAACAGTTTGACTTCTTTGAACAAAGTTCAGCGGCATCTGGTATTGATTACAAATTCACTGCTAGAATCGAAATGTTAGACGGTGGTAACGGTGCGAGTACACCAAATGTGTTAGAAACATTTGAGTTATATGGTGCATTCATCGAAAACGTTAACTACAACTCACTAGCATACGGAACTTCGGATCCAGCAACTATCACGATGTCAATAAGATACGACAACGCGATCCAAACTCCAACAGGAACAGGAATTGGAACAGCGGTATCTAGAACGATCGGTACATTAAGTACAGGTGGTGGACAATAATACACAAAATTAAGTTAGCAATTATAACATCAAAAGCGTCTTTATAGACGCTTTTTTTGTGGCCATAAATACGAGTATGCCAAAGATAAATGACTTCTTACAAGGTTTCCAAAACGGCCTTCCGGGTATGAAAGACTACCAACACGCATCGAGATTGTACATAGACGACAACTACAAGTTGATGCCCAAACAGAAGTTCCTGTTCCATGTGGTTTTCAACACAGACGAGTCCTTGTTCCATGGCGGATTTAATGCCGCAGAGAAATATCAACTTAACATGCTGGTCAAATCCTGTGATCTTCCAAAATACAACATGAGTTACGAGGAAAAAACACAGTACAACAAAAAAATGTACAACGCAACAAGAATAGCCTATGATCCAGTCAATATCACATTCCATGACGATCATGCAGATACTGTTAACGCATTCTGGAAGAAGTACTACGAGTACCACATAGCAGATTCTGTCTCAATGAATACAGACCAAACAATATCTGCTACCAAGGATGATTACTATCTGTTTGGTAGCCAAAGGAGGACAACCAAATTTGGTATGGACACTCCAAAGCAAAGAAAAAAACCATATCTAAAAGGTATTGAGATATTTGTTTTACACAAAAAGAGATTCACATCAATGACTCTTGTGAATCCTGTAATAGGATCTTTCAGTCATGATAATTTAGACCAAGCGGCTGGCGGAGGTATTTTGTCCAACACTATGCAAATACTTTATGAAACAGTGATATACAAAGCAGGTATTATAAACAGGAACAACGTACCGGGTTTTGCAACAATAAATTATGATAATTCCCCTAGCCCATTGAGTGTGTTAGGAGGAGGGACTAACAGTATATTTGGGCCTGGTGGAGTAGTGGACGGCATAGGATCAGTAATTAAAAATTTTAACGATGGCAACATACTAGGTGCAATACTTGGTGCATCCAACACCTACAACAATGCTAAGAAAATTAAGAAAAAAGATGTAAAGGCAGAATTAAAAGGTATAGCCAAAGAGGGTGTACTTGAGATTGGCAAGCAGGCGGGAACTATATCAAACCCGGTAGCACAATTTAGTGTTGGTGCGGCGGCCTTGGTAGGTGCCAGCGCCTTGGCATCGGCAAGAGGCACAGCGGACAACAAAAATCAAGCCGACAATAGAGTGATAATGAATAGCACAGCAGACACAGTCAACTTTCTGGGAGCAGATGAATCATTCAATCTTGTATCTAATGATGAAAATGTGCGAGATGAAATAGCGGCCGCAATATATTTCAAAGATATAGGTTCTCGTAAAGGATTAACGATAGCACAATCTAATTTGGAATACGAGGCCGCCGCTGACAACATAAAAACTGTATACACAAGCAAGGCGATCACAGATGTAAGGAAGTTGGTTACAGAAGGATATATAAAAATTGCAAGACAAACACAGGATGTAGAGATAGCAACAGAGAAGGCGACAATATAATGACAGAATTTTACACAAACCTACCACCAAAGGACAAAGACGAGTTACAGAAGACCGTAGATGCTCTAACTACAACTCAATACGAGACAGACTATGAATTCAATGTGAACGATTACGATAGCACCATTGCTTTCTTTGTCAAACGTGATTTCTCTAGAACAGCGGCGGAATCTACAGCATACGCCATACTGGCCCAGGCCAAGATAGACAACATAAAGCCACAACAGATTCTAGATCAATTGACATACGCCACACCGGCATTGTTGTCTGAACTTATGACCATAATATTGAACGCCAACAGATACAAGTCAAGTAGGCTGGGTGTAAGGAAAACACTGGCCACTAAAGAGACGGTATCTAGAAATATCATAGACTAATGTTACCGAGATTTGCTAGGGGCAAGTTCTCTCCCAAGAATCAAGAGAAGTACGTTGGCACAAAGACACCAACATACAGATCAAGTTGGGAACACTCTTTCATGAGATTGTGCGATGAACATCCTAACGTGTACCAGTGGGCTAGTGAATCAATCAAGATTCCATACAGGCACCCGTTCACAGGCAAGTACACTGTGTACGTGCCGGACTTTTTCATTGTGTACCAAGACAAGGAAGGTCGCAAACATGCGGAGATGGTGGAAGTAAAACCCATGAGCCAGACGTCCATGGAAGCCGCGGGCAAAAGCATGGCCAAGAAGAAACAGGTGGTGATAAACATGGCCAAGTGGGAGGCCGCTTCGGCATACGCTAAACAGAGAAAGATAAGATTTAGGGTTGTGTCAGAAGAACAGTTGTTCCATAACGGCAAACGTAAGTAAATACGACAATGACAAAGAAATTAGAAGACATCCTTAATTTACCAAATGTCAAAGAAGCATTCAAAGAAGTAGATAAAAAGGAAAAAGACAAGAAGATCAAAGAGTCAAACGGTCAACACGCATCGGCTAAAAATCTAGATCCGCAAACACAAAAGAATCTGCAGAAGAGTTATGCGGAATTTGACAAAGTTGCGGCCGCCTTACCACAAGTCAAAGGGTTAGGCGAGTTATCAGACCTAGAACTAGACAAACTGGCCATAGAAGCAGAAGAGAGTTACAAGAATCTAATGGATCTGGGCATGAACGTAGATTCACGGTATTCAGGGCGTATATTTGAAGTTGCTGGTAATTTCCTTAGAAACGCCATAGACGCTAAAAGCGGCAAGATCGACAAGAAGCTCAAAATGATTGAATTACAACTCAAGAAACAGAAGTTAGATCAGGGCAACAAGGATGGTGGTCCAGTAGAAGAAAGCGACGGATTTGTGATATCTGATCGTAACGAATTAATGAAGAAACTACTGAAAAAAGACTAAATATTGCATATGAGCACGTTTAAGGACTACCTAACAGAATCTACTAAGTCGTATGACTATAAAATAAAGATCGCAGGGGCATCTAAAGATATTGATAAAAATGCTTTAGAAACTGCACTGCAAAAATTTGACCTTGCCAGCATGTCAGCAGGCAAGACTACACCAATCATGACGCTACCTCTTGATTTTCCTGCCTTAAGCAACGAGCAAGTGACAATTTTTGATGTTACAACAAATTATCCAGAGTCACCAAGAGTAATGCATGAGTACCTTTCAGACTTATTAAGGATTCCAGCAACACACATAGTTGTTAGAAAGCCAGGTGAACCGACAGAACAATACCAAGACGATATGCAGGTTGCTAAAAAGTCTGAATACGCAAACAAATTACAAGACATCGAATACAAAGATGCACCCAAAGTGAACGCAGAAGATTTCCATTCTACAAAAGCAAACATGGGTCTATTAAAGGAATTACTAAAAGACAGAGAAGTTAACAAAGATGCTCCAAAAGAAAAAGAGAATGTAATGAGCAAAGAAGAAGAATCTAAACCATCACCTATACAGGCGGCACACAAAGGTCCTGTAAAAGGCAACCCACACCCAGCAAAAGGAAAATAAGTTATGGAAATGATCGATGTATTAACAAAATTAAAAGAAATAGCAGAAAGCAAACCTGAGTTGGTTAAAGACGCAGTGGAAAACGTTGAGAAAACAAATCCAAAAGTTGACGAAAGCAGAATGAA